TTGGAAGCCTATTACAGAAGGATCTTTGTCTTCTAGGTCTATCTGATATACCTCTTTTCCGTAATTCACCAATTGCTCTACGTAATCCATGGCTTGCTTTACAGCGTCTTTGTCCAACGCTATGTATACGGTCTTAACTTCGGATTCCACTAGCTTCTTCATCAATTTCTTAGATATCGTCTTACCGAATAGTGGGATAGCGTTACGTTTTATTGCCATTGCGTCAAACACGCCTTCGCACAATACTACAGGCACATTCCAATTAATATAATATTCAAACCCAATGATCTCGCTCTTATTCACGCTTGGTGCATCGTACGCTCGTCTTTCCTTAAGCATTATTGATCTTGCAACAAAGTAATTGAGCTTACCATCTACATCGTAAGAGGGGACAATTATCCTATTCCTGTATTTACCAGTCTCACAGAAACCAACCTTGTACTTCTTTATGTCTAAGTCTGACAATCCACGGGACTTTAAATAGTTTATCGCCTTCTTACATGCTAAGTTATTGTTGCATGAAGACAGATCTATGTATTCTTTTGGTAACTCTACGGCTTTATTTTCTGTCTCCTCTAGGTCCTTAGCGAAAGTCTTCATATTGTAGTAAGACCTCATCTGCTTTATTGACTCTGAAGGAGCTTTTACCTTTTTTAAGAGGCTATCTGGCTTAGAACCCTTTGTGGGAGGAGTACACGTCCAACAGTTGTACTTACCGGTCTGTATGTTAACAGCCAACTTAGGCTTTCTGTGGTTACAAACTGGACACATGAATACACTGTTGCCCTGCTTGTCAGCTTTGGACTTACCCAAGTGCTGTTCGAGTAGTCCAACAACAAGCGCTTGAACTTGTTTGTCAGCTATTTCTGTGCTTATCTTAAAACTTTTATTCATAATATGTATAATAAAATTAATAAACCTTAGCGACAGATTGAAACTATCGATGCTAGTGAGAATATAATATTTTTTTATATCGATATTGTTTTGTACATTTACGCTGATTAACGTCCAAATTCAAGTTCTATGCCGTAGCTTGGTGAGATTCCATGAGCGAGCCTTAGATTGAATGTAAATTGGACTACCAGGCGTAAAGACATCGCGTCAGGTATATAAATAGGTCGTAGACATAAAGCTTTGTTTAATATCGGATAGGAGCCGACGGAAACAGCCGCTAAGGGAAACAAAGAATAAATCGAACACTAAACAAATTTTCAGAACCCTTAAAAGCGGGATATGCAAATAAGCGACATACTTAACATACCAGAAAACGTAGACATACAGTACCTAAAAGATAATATAACAGAAGATCAATTATTATTAGTATATTCATATATATTAGAGAACGAAGATGCTTTTTCCGAAGAACAGTTATCACTATTTTACGATTTTTTTTACGAAATAGATGATAAATTAAAAGAATTAGACGATGAATAACAACAAATTATCATTATACACGTTAAGTACATGCAAAAAATGCCATAGCGTAAAAGAAGCATTGATACATGAGGGTATATACTTTGACGAAGTAGTTTGCGACGAGGATAGAAACGGACTCAAGTGTGATAATCTAGAAATAGAGATTGATTGCAGCTTTTACCCAATGGCTGTAATTACAAAAAAGGTAGAACGGGATAGAGGCGGTTATTTTGTATACGCTGAGGAGAAAGTCATCATTCACTTTTGCACTAAATACGACGAGTTAATGATAAAAAGGAAGATAAACACAGATTATTTCGCGATTTGTGCTCTAAACACTAGTGACATGTTACAATTAATAATTAAAAACAAATAAAATGAGATACAAACAACTGATCCAAAAGAAGATCACAGAATTAAAAAACCAAATCCATTCACAGAGCGCAAGTATTTCCCAGCTTAGACCACCTGATGAATTAAGATTTCAGTTAGAGAAAATGCTTGATAAGATTCAAGAGATAGACGTACTAATAAATACTGAACACGACACACCGGTTTCTTACTAAAAATCAATAAACAGTTATGCAAACACAAAAACAAAAACAGCTGAGCGAGGAGCAAATAACAACTAACATAGCTAGGTTTTATGAGCTGATAGACAAATACATAGAGGCGCCAAGGAAAGATGATCTTACTAGGTTTTATATGTCCATAGAGCTAGCCTTAGCAACTAGTCCAGCTTCTTCTAAAATATCACATCACAACTGTTTCCCAGGCGGTTATTTGGATCACGTGATTAGGGTGACTGAAGCTGCATTGGTGTTAAACAACGTATGGGATAAGTTTGGTCAACAGAAAGATTACACAATCGATGAACTAGTATTCTGTGCAATCAATCACGACTTAGGTAAGCTTGGCACTAACGATAAACCATTCTATGTACCAAACACAGAAGCTTGGCAAATAGAAAAACAGGGCGTTTATTACAAGTACAACACTGAAATGCCACACATGAGAATAGCTGACAGAAGCCTGTTTTATCTGCAACAGGCTGGGATCAAGATTAACGAAAGGGAGTTTTTGGCAATTAAACTGCATGATTCTCTATATGAAGAGTCTAATAAGTCATATTTGATAGCATATAATCATGATTTTAAGGTTAAAAGCAATTTAATACATATATTGCACCAAGCCGATTTTATTGCATCTAATATAGAATGTCAAATTAATTAAATTTAAACTTTATTAACTTTATATGCATATTTATTATAAATGAAAAGTAAAAAACATATACAAATAAACGATGATGTGCATACTATTTTAAAAAAGTACTGTAAAGAGAGCGGTATTGTTTTAAAAATTTTTGTAGAAAAACTAATAATAGAAAAATTAAAAAGCCATGGCGTATCTATACAGACACATAAGACTGGATAATAATGAAATCTTTTATATTGGAATAGGTTCTGATGACACTTATAAAAGAGCATACAGTAAACATTGCAGAAACAATCATTGGCGAAATATAGTAAAAAACAGTGATTATGAAGTAGAAATAATGGTCGATAATTTAAATTGGGAAGATGCTTGTAAAAAAGAGATTGAGTTTATTGAATTATATGGAAGAAGAGATCTCAATAAAGGCACATTAGTTAATTTAACTGATGGAGGAGAAGACATAGCTAACCCGTCTAATGAAATTATAGAAAAATTAAAAAAACCAAAAACAGAAGAGCATAAAAAGAATATAAGTTTATATCACGCTGACGTTTCTGGATCTAAAAATCCTATGTTTGGAAAAGGTTATCTTTTTATAGGAGAAAAAAATCCGTTTTTTGGTAAGAAGCATTCTATAAACACGTTAGAAAAATTAAAAAAACCAAAAACAGAAGAGCATAAAAATAAATTAAAAGAAAAATGGAAAGAACTAAAAAGAGTAGTTATAGAATGCCCTCATTGCAAAAAAATAGGAGGCATTAATATAAAAAAATACCATTTTAAAAATTGCAAAACACAAATCAATTAACATGACAACAGTAATAATTTCAGTGTCCATTTGGATACTCACTATCATAATTTATGTGATATTTAATCTCTTAAACAAGAACAAGAAGCTAGAGAACATGGTGATAAACCAATCAGACTTCATTAGTAATATGAAAGCTAACATTAGGCAGTTCGATGAGTTAGCAAATAAGATAGATGCTCAAATATGGGTACAATCTGATCCTGAGTTCTTGGCTCTGTTCGAGAAAGTAAAAGAGATTCAATCAAACTTACAAACATACGCAGACTAATAGCATGGAAACACATCTAATGGACGTTGTACAGGACCAGGTGCTCTTAACAAAGAAGGGGGAAGTTAGAAAGAGAAAGCCAAAAAAGAATAATGACTACTTTACAGAAGAGACCCAGGCAGCTATATTAAAGTTTAGAGCTAGCGAAAATCAAGACGAGCGCGATAAGCTTTATAGAGAGAAGATACACTACGCTCTTTATAAATTAGCGGAAAACATCATTCATACGTTTAAGTTCTATTACTTGGATTCTGAGTCGATAGAAGACTTAAAGTACGAAATAATATCTTTCTTGTTACAAAAGATTAATCTATACGATGAAAGCAAAGGCAAAGCATACTCGTACTTTGGCACAATAGTTAAACGATATTTGATAGTTTACAACAAAAAGAACTACGCGAACAAAGTGGGTAAAGTGGAGGTATCTGACATAGATAACGATAACGGTACCATAGATAGTCTAGTATACAACCAATTTGATGATACACCAGATGTGAGTGTGGTTATGGAAGCGTTCATTAAAAAGCTGGACCTCGAGGTGTTTGATATGTTTCAAAACGAAAACGATCTTAGGGTGGCAGTTTGCATACTAGAGATATTTAAAAAGAGCGATAAGCTAGAGTTATTTAATAAGAAGCTGATATACATTTACGTAAAGGAGATGGTCGATGCTCCAACAAACTCAATAACTAGGGTAATAAAGAAGCTAAAAGGCGTTTACAAACAGGTGCTAGAACACCACCTAAGAAAATTGGACTACTAGATATTTATAAAAAAGAGCATGGAACTAGAAAAAGAAGTATTCTCTGGTAAAAAGATCTCTGATCTTATACAGGAAGTATACGATAAACAAAAAGACCAAGAGGATGCTTTGAAAGAGCAAATAGAGAGACTTTCGAGTTACATAGAAGGACCTGGTGATGCTATAGTTATGATTCCCCACATTAAAGATCTGTTCGATACAAACGTAAAGAACAACGATGTTTTACTAAAGATACTACAGTTATTCAAACAGAGCGAAAGCAAGAAACAGCAAGACTCAAGCGAAGACATTCTCTCAGAAAAAGACATACAACAGTTGTTCGACGAAGTACACTCTATTGGCGTAAATAAAGATCAGAAAAAAATAGGAGAATAATGGGATACGACTACAGCGTTAATACACTTGGCGATATACGTGGAATGGGAAGCGGTGGAGTTTTCGCAATAGGTCGTGTAAAGAGCATAGTTTTAGGACAATACCTATACGATAATACCCCTGATCCCAATTATACAGCTCCCAGAGACATAGGGAAGATCACCTACGATCTCCTTTATCAAACAATGAACTTCCCAAACGATAAGGGTTCGTCTAGACCAGCGTATCCCATATTCAGCACAATAAAGCAATACCCACTAATATCAGAGATAGTTTTAATAGTACCAGGGCCAGATCCTGACATGAATAATAACATAGCTGAACAGGGCAATTATTACTTTCCGCCTTACGCTCTTTGGAACTCTGTGAATCACAACGCATTCCCCAATATGAGGGACTATGAGGCTTACATAAAACAAAATGCGAATAACGAAGGCGTTGACAATAAGCAGTTAACAGGAAACAACCCTGGAGAATTGCCGCTTGGGTACATGTTCAAAGAGCTATTGGACGTTAGAAGCCTTAGACCGTTTGAGGGAGATACACTCATAGAATCTAGGTTCGGTTCCTCTATAAGGTTTGGTAGTACAAATACAACAAAAAAGTTGAATTCGTGGTCTTCAACAG